ACCGACCCGGATCTCGGCGTGGTGCTGGACGTCGTGTGGGTCGACGGCTACTGGATGACTACGGATGGCGAGTTCCTCGTCGTCACTGAACTTACGAACCCGCTGGACGTCAACCCGCTGAAGTACGGCAGCAGCGAGGTCGATCCCGACCCGGTGGTGGCTCTGCTGAAGGTGCGCAACGAAATCTATGCGCTGAACCGGCACACCATTGAGGTCTTCGACAACGTGGGCGGGGATTTCTTCCCATTCCAGCGGATCGAAGGCGCGCAGATTGAAAAGGGCACGCTAGGGACGCACACCTGCTGCATCTTTTTGGAGCAGATCGCCTTTTTGGGCAGCGGCATGAACGAAGCGCCGGGTGTGTACCTAGGTGCCAACGCCACGACGCAGAAGATCAGCACGCAGGAGATTGATGAGATCCTGCTGGGCTACACCGAGGCGCAATTGGCCCTGTGCAAGATGGAGGCGCGCAACGACCGCACCCACCAGCACCTGTACCTGCACCTGCCGGATCGCACGCTGGTCTACGACGCTGCGGCCAGCCAGGCCACGAATCAGCAAGTCTGGTTCACGCTGACGACGACGCTTGCGGGTTTCTTGCGCTACCGGGCGCAGAACTGGGTGTGGTGCTTCGACAAGTGGCTCGTGGCCGACCCGCTGTCTTCGGTGGTGGGGTACGCGACGGATGCGGTGGCTTCGCACTGGGGGCAAGAAGTCCGGTGGGAGTTCGGCACGCTCATGCTTTACAACGGCAGCAAGGGGGCCGTGGTGCATGAGTTGGAGTTGGTGGCGCTGACAGGATCAATTCAGCCGACATTGGTTGGCGACGCTGTTTTTGCGGCTCCAGGCACTTACACATGGATTGCGCCGTCTGCTGTCAATAAGGTGACGGCAGTTTGCGTTGGTGGTGGTGGCGGCGGAAGTGGTGGAGGATCGGCAGAAAACGGCGGGGACTCCAGTTTTTCGTCGCTTGTCACGGCCAATGGTGGCGGGGGAAGCACGACAGCGGGTGGCGCTGGAGGCACCGGGACAACACTTGGCTCGGGTATATTTGGTGGCAATGGTGGCAATGGCGCGAGTCGCCCAGACTCGAACAACAGCGGTGGCGGCGGTGGCGCTGGTGGGTATTCCGGCGACGGCGGGTTTGGCGGCAGCACTTTAACGGCATTTGGCCCCGGTAGTGGAGGCGCTGGCGCTGGTGGGTCAACCGCATCTGGCGGTGGCGTTGGGATTTATGGCGAAGGTGTTTCAGGCACGGCCAGTTCCCAAGGCGGATCTGGCGGCACGGATGGGACGCACAGCGCGTTTTTCTCCCTTGGCGGCTTGTATGGCGGCGGCGCAAAGGGGCGTCCATACATAAGCAAAGGCACTACCGCACGCGGCGGTGGCGGCGGCGGAGGTCTTCGCTGGGGAGAGTTCACGATCGTGCCGGGAGTTGGCTATTCGGTGACTGTCGGCGCAGGCGGTGGCATTTCATACAAGGGCGGCGACGGCGCTGTCAGGATTTCGTGGAATATCCAACTGCCGCCTCCGCAAATCTCCACCTCTTACTCCCTAGACGGCAAGTCTTGGTCACAGGATCACTTCATCTCTGCCGGTGGTCCTGGGGAGACGCGCAAGCGCTTGGTGTGGCGCAGACAGGGGTTCATGCGCAATTACCGGGTGCAGCGTTTCCGGGGTACGTCATCGGCAAAGATCAGCTTCCTGAGGCTCGAGGCCCAGGTCGAGGCGCTGGCGTACTGACATGGCGACACGACTCAACCTGACGCGAGATCAGCTCGCCTCGTTCCTGAAAAACCACGAGCAGATCAAGCAGTTTGAGGCGCTGTTTACGACGGTGGACACGATCGCGCCATCGTCTGACACCAGCCCGCTGGAACTGCTGATCGTTGCCCCAGAGGCGCAGGCCGAGACGTTCCAGCGCACCGATTACATCGACTTCAACCCTGCGGCACCGTATGTGTCGCGCATCCGTCGTTTTGCGTGGGACTCTGACGATCAGACAGCGCAGATCGGGATGGACTACGGTGTTGTCCAGCCTGTGGGCATGAGCGTCTACGCGCGGGTGGAAAACGCCACGGGCGTGACGATACCCAAGGGTGCGGTGGTCGGCTTCAGCGGCGTTGGACCCGGCAACGTCCTGTCGGTGTCTCCGTATCTGGCAGACGGCACCACGCCGTCGCTGTACATCCTTGGTGTCATGGCGCACGATCTGCCCAACTCCGGCCAGGTTGGCTACTGTTGCGTCTGGGGGCACGTCACCGGCATCAACACCAGCGCATTCAGCGTGGGCGACATTTTGTTTGCCAGCCCGTCGTCTGCTGGAGCATTCACGAACGTCAAGCCGACTGCGCCTGACAACGTGATCCCGGTAGCCGCAGTGCTGGCAGATGACGTAAGCAATGGCGCGATCTTCGTGCGCCCGGCCGTTGAGCAGCAGCAGTATTACGGCGAGTTCACCAAGACTGGCACTGTATCGCCTGCGGTCGTGAACACGTCCTATGCGGTGACATGGGACAACACCGAGATCGCCAACGGCATTAGCATCGTCTCCAGTTCGCAGATCACGGTGGCAGAGTCGGGCCTGTACCAGTTTAACGTGACGTTGCAGTTAAGCAGCGGGAACAGCAGCGACAAAACTGTCAGGTTCTGGTTCAAGAAGAACGGCACAAACATCGCCAACACCACGCGCATCGTGACCGTCAACATCAACAACGGCTTCACGCCGATTGCGATGTCGGAGTTTTTCTCACTGGCGGCAGGCGATTACATCGAATTGTGGTGGCAGGCAAATAGCACCGCCGTCTCGCTGACAACCAATGCCGCAGGCGGAACCGCTCCCAACGACTACCCCGCCGCGCCTGCTGGCGTCATGGCGGTCAACCAGATCCAACTGTAGCCATGCCAGTACTTGCCAAAGTCCTCATTCAGTCGAAGTTTGCTGAGGGCGCGCAGACGACGCAGTACACGTCGGTTGCCGCGCGCACGATCATCGACAAGTTCACGGCCACGAACACCGGCGGGTCGAACGTCTCGCTGTCAGTCAATATGGTGCCAACAGGCAATGCGCCTGGCGCGTCGAATCTGGTGGTGGATGCCCGTGTGCTTGCGCCGGATGAAACTTACACGTTCCCTGAGATCACGGGTCACATCCTTGACCCAGGGAATTTCATCAGCACAATCGCAAGCGCAGCAACGTCGCTTGTCATCCGAGCATCTGGCCGGGAGATCACCTGATGCATACGACGCTGAACAAGATGCAAACTTGCGGGCCGTGTGCCGAGAGTTGGCAGAAGTATCTGCGCCACATCGGCAAGACGCATCCAGATGACGAGCCCATCGAAATGTCAGACGTATTGGCAGCGTTGGGCCTCGAAGACGCAGTGTGGTCACTGCGCGGCTTTGATGGCGCAGGAGAAGAAACGGTTCGCAAGTACGCCGTATTCTGCGCTCGCCAGATGTGGGATGACCTGACGGACGACAGATCGCGCATGGCCATTGCGGAGGCGGACAACTACGCGCATGGAGAAGTGAGCCGTGAGGTGATGATTACGGCATGGAATGAAGCAATGTTGGCCATCACTGGCGACGCAAGCGAAGCGGCAGAAGCCTGCGCTCGCGTCGATGCGTTTGATGCCGCGTGGAGTGCTGTTGTACTGGCGGCAAAGCATGTGCCGGCAGATGTGTTGACGCAGGAGTTTGAGCGGGTGTTTTGCTCGTAAACGGTGGCCACATGGAAGACGCTGAAATGCCAACCCTAATGATCCTCGGCGGCATCCCGGAGCCGTTTCTCACGACGTCTGAGAACCGCAAAAACACCGAAACCGCCATCCGCGACTGGATGCTGGGGCCGGAAAAGCCGACGAACGAGCGTGGTGCGAACAGGCCCTATTGGGTTGCGCTGGGCAAAGCGCTTGGCGTAAACGAATCGCAGGCCCGCAAGCGTCGGTGCTCAAACTGCGAGTATTACGACAACTCGGTTGCCAAGCAGGTGCAGATGGACAGCATCCCGTGGAATCAGTGGGATGTAGGCGCCGGGTTTCGCGGGCACTGCATGAAACTGAACTTCATCTGCCACGATCTACGCTCGTGCCAAGCGTGGGAACCGCGAGAAGATGAGGAAGACGACGATGAATCGTGACACAATCGACGC